TCATGCCACCTTATTCGATCGCCACTCAGCGACGGCGACGGCCTTTTCAGTTGCTGCATCCGCGCCGCCTTCCAAGGTGGCCCACAGTACACGCGGCCAACCATCGAGCCCCTTGTAGTGGGGAATCCCGTTCAGCACCAGAAACTCCTGCTGGCGCTCCTTGTAGGGGGTGCCGCACAGCTCCCGCATCGATTCCCGGGACAGGCACAGTGCGCCTGCGCTCGGGTTGGCCTGCTTCTTCATGGCCATGGTGTCCTCCTTCAGTTCGTGGCCAGCGCAGCGCGCAGCTGCTCGTCTGGATCCGGGTAGCAGTCCATGTAGGCGCCGATCACTTCTGCCGCGACTTGCGGGACGATGGCATTGCCGTAGGCGCGCAGGCGTCCCACTCGGGCGGGAATCCGAGTTCCCAGCCACCGAACTCGGGGTGGAGGGAGCCGGCGCCACTTTCCGTCGGTGCATTCGATGAACTGCCGACCTGAAACACTTGCGACGGAAGCGGACAGCCGCCGGCACCGAAGCTCTGGTTCGGTCCACCCTTCTCCCCATCCGAGGCGCGCAACGTCGACCACAGGCCGAGCATGATTCTCCTGATGGCGACCTGCCCAGCGCTGTTGCCAGCTTCGTTGTTCCCGTTCTTCGCCGGAGCGTTCGAGGTCATGGTGGGCCACAAACCAAAGGCGATCACGCTGGTGGGGCGCGTCGACGGCACAAGCTGGGACAACGACCGCCCTGCAGGCGTAGTCCTCTGCTTCCAGGTCAGCAGACACTCCGTCGAGCCAGTTCTTGCCAACCGCCGCCGCAACCTGTTCTCCCATGACGACAGCGGGCCGTCGGGCACGGATGAGGCGAAGGAAGTGGGGCCACAGGTGCCGATCGTCATCCTGGGCTTTGCCTTTACCCGCGACGGAGAACGGCTGGCACGGGGCGCTGCCGGTCCAGAGCTCGCGGTCGTCGGGCCACCCAGCAAGTCGAGCTGCAAGGGACCAACCGGCGATGCCGGCGAAGAAGTGACATTGCCGGTATCCGGCGAGGTCTGAGGGTTGAACATCGGTGATGCTCCTGGTGTCGACGTGACCAGGCGGGATCAGCCCGGTATCGATGAGGTTTCGGATCCACTGCGCAGCGTAGGGATCCCATTCGCTGTAGTAGTTCATCGGGCGCCCCCGGTGGCGTGTGCCATCACCCGCTGCGCCTCGGCCATGTCGCCGCGCGCCAGCGCCTGCAGGGCCAGGCCCCGCGCTTCCCATACGCGCACGGTTGCCGGTCGAGCCTCGGACAGATCCACGCCGGACATGCTGGCCAGCTGCCGGCCGACCTCGCGGTGGTCGATTGCCTCAGCCATCAGTGCCCCTCTCCAGTGCCGACGGCCAATCCAGCTTCAGGTAGCGCGCGATGGCGTCTGCCACTTCAAGTCGTGGATCTTCGGGGTGCGCGCTCTTTGCGATGAACTCGGCGAGATCAAGCATGATCTGGTCTTCGTTGTCGCGCGAAACGGTTTTGGTGGCAGTAGCGGTCATGGCAGGTCTCCTGTTGTGGTTGAGTCGTGTTGCGTGATCTGTCGCCAGCACCATCGCAGCCCCGTGCGCGCGGCGCGGCATGCGCGGCTGATCGCCCACAGGGTGGCGATGCCGGCGGCAAACCCGGCCAGGGCGAACACGTGGACCATTGCAGCGGTGAGCAGCTGGTTAGCCATTGGTCTGCCCTCGCTCATGCTCTTCGTTGAGCCGCTTGCATTGCAGATCAGCTTTTGACCATCCGTTCTTGCGGAAAATGTCCCAGCGCGTCACCGTGCGGCGTTCGTGGGTGTCGTTGACGTAGGCGTACCGACTGCCGGATGCCTTCAGCACAACGTAGCGGGGCGGATCCTTCTCGCTGTCGGCGCTCATTTGCCCACCGCCTGGCTGTCGATCAGGGCCAGCAGCTGACAAGCGAGCATGTGCATGTCTCCGCGTGTACCTGCAGCCTGTTCGATGACGTAGCTGGCCAGCGGCCGGAACTGCTCCAGGTCCACGGCCTGCGCTTTCGCATCGGCTCGTGCTGCCTGCCAGAACGGCTCTGCCCAGTGCCCAACCGGCGGTGGCGTGTGGCCCTGCGCGCCGACCATCAGCGTGCCGGTGATCACGTCGCACACGCGGGCGCGGATGCCTGCCTGGTCGGCATCGAGCGAGTAGGGCAGGTCCACGGCCTGCGCGGACTGGCCGATAGCAGGGGCGGTCCCATCCAGCAGGATGCAGCCCTCTTCCTCAGCGCCGACGCATTCGCAGTAGAGGCCGGGGCCGCTGTGGCCCGTTTCCGTCCAGAAAATCCGGACAAGGCTTCGATCTTCGAACGGGACATCCAGTTCGGGGTCACCCGCCATCAGCAACGCTTCGTGCAGCTGGCACGCCGTCAGCGAAATTCCAGCCGAGTTGTAGGCAGGCTCCCCCACCGGCTGGCGGGCGGCGAGGGCGGCACGCATCTTTGTCTGCACCTCTTTGGCGAGCCGCTGGCCAGCTTCGTGGCCTTCCAGCGAGGCGCGTCCAAACAGGGCCGGCAGGTCGCAAGCCACTTCATCCAGCGCATCCCCCTGACCACCCGGGGAGGGCTGGGCGGAGAGGGCGGCGTCACGGTAGACGACGAAAGCAGCTGCATCCATTTCCTCATGGCTGAAGGACTGGCCGGTTCCGTCATAACTCCACCTGCCAGCAGAGAACACACGTAGTGCCTGATCCCCCAGCCTCACCCTCCCACCGGGCTGCACGTCCGCCAGGGTCTTGTTGTCGGTGGTCATGCGGATGCTCCCTTCTTCGTGCGGCTGTTGTGGCCACCCTCGACCACCTGGCGGCGGCTGATGGTGGATCGGTCGATGGGACTGTTGCCGAGGATCTGGACCTTGCCGCCCGAGCGCAGGAACTGCGCAACGTCGTCGGCGATCTCGGCCCGCTGGCGGTCCTTCTCGGCCTGCGTGGCCAGGTCGAAGGTCGGCTGTACGTGGATGCTGGTCATGCGCTCTGCTCCAGTTCGGCCAGAAGCGCGTCGGCAATCTGGATGCAGTAGCGTGCGTCGTGCTCAGGCATGAAGTGAGTTGCGTGGGCCTTGTTTGCCAAGAACCCCTGCATAGCCATTGCCGCGATCAGTTCGCGCTTGGTCAGGCCAGTGACCTGCCCCTGTTGGACCGGAATCGATGAGTAATGCTGGGGGCAGCCATGCTCATTGAGCATCGGGGCCGTAGGCATATCTCCGTTCTTCATCGTTGCGTCTCCTGATTCGCCAGCAGCGGCCAACGGGTGCGGCGCTGCCAGCTTTGGGTGAGGTGGTTCAGTTCGACCTGCAGCGGGTCGCGGCGCAGGGGCCGCAGCGGGTCGTGCAGCCTCCGCTCGGTGTTCCGGCAGGGTGCGCACGCGGCGGTGGCCTTGCCGTTGATCAGGGGGAAGAACCGCAGCGGCAGCCGGGCCGCGCACTTGGTGCAGGTCTTCATGGCTGCTCCAGGCGCGGCTTGCTGAGGTTCGCCCAGGTCAGCGGGTAGGGGCCGCGACGCACGCGCTTGTCGGCGGTGGTCTTGGACACGCCCAGCTGCTCGGCGATCTCGCGCATGGTGTAACTCTTGCCGTCCACCACCCGGGCGAACAGTGCAGCTTTGGCCCTGCCTCCACGCACGGTGCCGATGTGGTTGAACTTGTAGTTGAGGCCCCTCATGCGGCCTCCTGGTGGTCGTCCGCACGCAGGCTCTGCTCGAAGCCGACCACCATCTGCCGGAACGGTTCCAGGTCGGCGCGCAGCTTGGCGATGAACGCCTCGTCGCGGTCGAAGCGGCGCCACCACAGCTGCTTGCCCACGGCGGCCAGGGCCGGGCAGTACAGCCCGATGTGCCACCACTGCCGGTCGGTCAGCCACATGCAGCCTTGGGCTTGCTCGAACACCTCGCTCGCATCGTTGTCGATGTGGAACGTGCGCAGCTTCTGCGGATCGAGGAAGCACTTGTATTCGCTCCCGCCGTCTTCGCCGATGAAGCCGTCGGCCGAGCAGCCGTAGTCGCCGCAGTCGCTCAGGACGAATCCAGCGCGTTTCACCAGCAGGCCGGACTGCACCTCATGCTCGGCGCGGGCCTGCGGCTCCAGCTCATGGCCCCTGCGCATGGCGAACGTCTCGAAGCCCTCATCCAGCGGCTCTCCGCTGATGCGCTCGATGGCCAGGCGGAAGGCGTAGTTCTTGGACGCCTCGCTGAAATCGCCCACCGGCTCACCGGCGATGGCCTTCTCGATAATGGCCGAGCGCGGCACGGCCTTGTAGCCGGCCCGCTCCATGGCGGTCTTCTCGGCCAGGCCGGAGAGCACCGCATCCACGTAGGTCCGTTGCTGGTCGGTCAGCTCCCCCACGCGCGAGCGCGCGGTGGCGAACATACTGGCCGTGATGATGCCGGCGCGGGCGCGGTGCCACGCCTCGCTGCCTTGGTCGCACCCGATGACGATCACAGCGGCACCTCTTCATCGGCTGCCGACTGCTGGCCGCCTTCTTCGATCACAGTGGCGCTGGCGCGTTCGGCGATTCCCTTCAGCGTTTCGTGGCCGGCGCTGCCGATCAGCTGGCGCTGCTCCTTGGACAGACGGCCCCACGCGCCTTGGTATTCCTCCATGCCGCATTCGGCGAACTCCTGCAGGCTGGCATAGAGCGCCTGCCGCTCCGGGGTGTCCTGCGGCTCGGCCTGCTGCTGGCGGGTGATCGCGCCAGCGGTGGAGGAGCGGCGCTCGTCGCGCACCAGCTCGCCGTCGATGATGGCCTTGCCTTCCATTTCCTCGGCGGTGGGCTGCGAGCCGACTGCTTCCGGGAACGCCTTACGCAGCGCCTGAGCCTCGGTGCACTTTGCCAGCTGGCCGCGCGCGCGCTTGGTCCACATCGCGTTCGGCGACTGGTCCTGGTCCTTGCCGCCCTTGATCGCGTAGTTCTCGATCCAGTATTCGGTTGCGGTGTACTCGGCGATATGGCCGCTGCGCAGCTGGCGGTAGACGGTGACCTCGCACCATTCGGGGAAGGTCACCTCGCGGCCGCCGACGTTCTCGGTCACCATCGGCCCGAACACCGGCTTGGACATGCCAGCGAACTCGCCGGTGCGGGCCGCGTCAGTGCGGTACAGGCCGATGCCGGGCATAACCACGTCACGCATCGTGCGGGCCTTGTTGTCCCACATTGGCACGATGTGTACCGGCTTCTTCATCGGGTCCAAGCCAGCGGCCTTGCAGTAGGCCAGAACCAGGTCCACCGACGCATCGCTGGCGCCGGGGTACAGGCTCGTCTTCAGCGCGGTGCGGATTGCTCCGGCCTGTTCTTCGGTAATCAGGTCGCCGCCAGCGGCGCGGGTGGTCATCTGGTTCATGGGGTGCCTCAGTAGCGGATGGCCACGGCCGGGACCTTGCCCTGCACGATGGCGGTGATAACGGTGGCGGCATCGTCTTCGCTGATGCCCTGGGCGATCAGCGCGGCCATGGCGGCGCGGTTGATCGAACGGCGGTGTTCGACGTCGGCGGCGCGTGCTTCGTCCGCCTTGCGCTGGGCATCGGCCTGGGCCTGCCGCTCACGCTCGGCGCGCTCAGCTTCTTCCTGTGCGCGGCGCTCAGCGGCGGCGACGGCTTCAGCCTTTTCGCGCTCGGCCTTCTCGGCGGCATCCTTGGCACGCTGCTCGGCTTCGGCTGCCTCACGGGCTGCGCGCTCGGTGGCTTCGCGGGCCTCACGTTCGGCACGCTCCACGGCAGCAGCTGCCTCGCGCTTCGCGTTCTCTGCGGCCTCAGCCTGCAGGCGGGCTTCGCGCTCGACGCGCTCACGCTCGGCCTGTTCGGCGGCAACGCGCTGGCGCTCGGCTTCTTCAGCAGCACGCACAGCTTCCTCGCGTGCGCGGATCTCTTCTTCCTTCCGGGCAAGCTCGGCCAGGCGTGCCTCTTCTGCAGCCGCGCGGGCGCGTTCCTCTGCCTCCACACGTTCGCGTTCGATGCGCTCCTGTTCCGCCTCCCAATCGGTCAGCGGCTTGCGCACCTCGTCGCGCAGCGCGTCCAAGGTGTCGCGTGCCTTCTTGCGGGCCGAGTCTATGTCGCCGGTCTGCTTCTTCAGGTCGGCCACCAGCGCCTTGCCAGCGTCATCGATGGCGGTCTTGGAGCGCGACACCTTGTAGGCGATCGAGGCGATTTCCTTACGGCCGGCAACCGTCTTGACGTTCGGTACCAGGGTGACGGCCTCAGCGCGGATGCGGGCCAGCAGGTCGTCCAGTCCGCCGCCGGTGAAGACCTCGACGGCATTGACGGATTCGAGCGGAATCAGGGCTTCGGACATGGCAGTTCCTTTGTCGGGTGGGAATAGATGCCGGCGTCGTGGAATCCCGGCCGGCGCGGGGCCCGTCAGGGCGGGGGAATTCAGCCGCGCACGCTGCTGGTTGCAGCCCAGCGGGCTTTGGCAGCGTCACGGTCGGTGTGGGCCTGGTGGATCTCGGCGATGCGCAGCGGCACGAGGACGGCGGCGAGCAGCGCGACGGCGGCCCAGGCGATGCGAAGGCGCTTACTCATCGTCGTTCTCCTCCACGCACAGGCCGTCCACGGCCTCGCGGTTGTGATCGGTGTCGGTGGGTTCGCACGCGGCCAGAGCGGCGCGCAGGCGGTCGTCGGCGGCCATCTGGTCGGCTAGGTCGCGGGCTGCGAGGGATGCGTGGGCGGCGGCGCGCAGTTCTCGGAACAAGATGGCGATCTGCTGCAGGCGCCTCGCGCGGGCATCACCGGCGCGCGGGCCTTTGCAATGGGCCAGCTCGATCTCGTTCTGCAGCATCTGCTGCACATCAATGGCCCGGCTCACGACAGCACCGCCTGCACCACGACGGCGAACGCGACGCCCATGCAGAAGGCCAGCAGGTAGCCCGAAGCCAGCTTCAGCGCCTGGAAGTGCAGGGCTCGGTCGGCGGCGGTCATGCGGCACCTCCTTCGACGCGGGCGATTGCTGCGTCCAGACGGCGGAACAGATCTGCATCGTTGGCGTCATGTCGCACGCAGCTGTTCTCGACGGCCTGGGCCGCATCGATCAGCTCGGCCACGTCCCCTCGAAAGACGAAGCACTCAGGGCAGGGCGAGAAGAACACGCGCTGGTCTGTGCGTTCGTACGGGTTGTCGCGATCAAACACGCCCTGCGGTGCGCGGCTCTCGTCCACAAAGCCGCTCGATTGGCTTTCCTTGCCGCAGCAGGGGCAAAGTGGGGTGATCGACACCTTGATCTCGTAGCCGCTCATGCCGCACCGCCAGCGCGCATCAAGCGCTCGACCTGCCGGACGATCAGGGCCTGACGGTCCAGCAGCTCCCGCAGGTCGTGCAGCAGGTGCGCCGGAACCTCGACCTCGGAAACCAGGTAGTCCAGTGCGCGCTCGGAGGTCACCATCACCGAGATCAGCTCGGCGGTGCTGCCCTCACGGTCGTAGGTGAGTGCCAGAGAGTTGCAGGCGTCCTGGAACGCCTCTTCGGTATCCGGCGGCAGCAGGCCATCAAAGCTCCGCTGGGCGTTCCGGGCGATGTCGGTTGGGGTGTGCAGGCCCATGGCTCAGACCTCCTCCATAACATGCAGGTAGATAGCCTCGTCCGCACTAGCGAACACACGGCCATCGGCGCGGTCGTATCGCAGGTGACCTTCGTACTGGCCGGTGCAATCCAGTACGCAATCAAACGCTGGGTTGCCGGTGAACATGCATGCGCGCGCCTTGTACTGCTTGCCAGCCTGCATCTGTCTGACGTTGCTCAAACGGATGGGATAGCGGCGGCTTAGTCCGGGGAACCGCTCGGTGGTTGTCTCGTGAAGCTGAAGAGCCATGGATCAGCCCTCCATCACTGTGTAGGCCGGGGCGAAGTTCACCGGCGACGAGGTGCGGATGCCGAAGACCAGCGAGAGCAGGCGGCCACGGTTGGAGTCGTTCAGTTCGTCGCCGTAGACGGTTGGCTGACGGATGGCCGCATTGGCAAGTTGGGCAACATCGGCGCCGATCAGGTTGGCGGCGAGGTAGTCGGCGATCAGCTGAGTGGCGGTTGCGATGTTCATCTTCGTCTCCAAGCCGCTCCCGGGAGTGGGTGTGTCGCGGCGTTGGAGAGACTATGCGCTATGCGTAGTTCCCGGTCAATGCGTAGCGCATAGTGAATTGCTCAATATGCGTAGTTGTTTAGCTTGCGTTCAGTTTCAGAGGCCGTTGATGCGGCGCTCTATCTCTCGGGTACGGTCATGCAATTCGTCAGAGTGAAATGTCTCTCTGCGATCCAATTCGCCAAGCCATTCCCGAGCCGCAGCAAGCTCCCGGCGGAGCTTTGAGCATTCGCGGAGGGCCGTGTTCGCGACCCACAAGGCATACAGAGCCACGGCCGCAAATCCAGCCAGCTTCCAATCTATAGAGGTGATGGCGGCAAGCATGAGCTACCCCGTCTTCATTGCCTTGATGGTTGCCAGGACAGCTTGCTGCTGCACCTCGCTGAGGCCTGATAGCTCGCGCACGATAGACGCCGGCAGCGGCCCTTCGGCCACCTCGACTTCATCGCCAGTCAGGCTATTCAAGTCCGTTTGAAGAACCTCACACAGCGCCTTCAGATGCTCCATTTTTCTTACCCCCCTGCTCCCGTTGAACCAGCCGTAGACGGTCGATTCGGCGACAGACACCCCACGCAACGTAAGCGCTGCATGTACCTGGGGGATGTTCAGCCCGAGTAGTTCTCTACGGGCTGTGAGATTGACGGATAGCGTACTCATAGGCTGAGACAGAGCCTAGAGAAATAGCTTGCACAGCTGCTATGCGCTATGCATACTCTGGCACTACGCGTAACGCATAGGTTAAACATGACCCCTCGTACCTACTGGAACAAGTACGTAAAGCGCCAGGGCGGAGCCGCCCCGACCGCAGCCGCTCTCGGCATCCCTTATTCGACCATCGCCGGGATCTGCAATGGCAGCCGCGGCATTGGCCGGGTGCTTGCGAAGCGCATGTCGGCCGCAGACAAGTCTCTGGACGAAAGCGTCCTGATCTGGGTGCAGGCGATGCCCGTCAAGTTGAACGTGCTCCCGCGCGAAGGCGAAGCCCCCAAGAAGAAGGGGGCCAGCCGTGCAGCGTGATGACAACAAGACCATCCACCTCGGATGGATTGCGTTGAGAGTGGTCGCAGATGCCGACGGCAACGCTATCTCCGCGCATGTGGTGTTGCACGCCGAGAAGGATCTGAGTCCGTTCGGCGCGCTGACCTTGGCCCAGGTGGCTGAGGTTGCGGAAACCGACCTTCTAAACCGTGTCCTCGGCAACGGCCAGTCGGATAGCACGGCCACCGGGGAAGCGCCTTGCAAGGGGCACGCCGCCACCTGCCTCGGTAGCGGCGACCCGGATGCATGCGGGTGCTTGACCGCTACGTCAGTTTTCGCCGGAGACCAGAAATGACCTCCCTGACGATGTCCGACTTCAGGGCGATAGGGTCGATCTCCACGCCTAGCGAAACGCCGCATCCGATATGCGGGCAGTTGTACGAGATCGCCCGGAATGTGCGTTGCCCGAAGGGAACGCTGGCGCTGACCTCTCCGATCGTGGCGGTGGTGAAGCTCTTCTTGCAGTGCGGACACACGCTCATGGGATCCCTCTCGTTGGCAGGTTGCGGACTGGCATTCGCATCCTACCGCGAGGGGGAACCCGCCTTCGACTTGGCCCCCTGACATGACCACCTCACCGACCCCGGGCAGGGAAGGGCACCACGGTGCCGCTGCCGGGAGCAGGCGGGTTCTTTCGCTCCACCTGGGTGATTCGCACCCGATCCCCGTAGCGCCTCAGCACGAACAGCCGGCCTGCAACCGGCACCAGTTCAACGACACCGCTCGACCGCGTCACCTCTGAATTCACTTGGCTCAATCCGTTGTGGGTTGGGCCTTTATTCCGCCCGAGAGGGCTTGGCAACGATAGGCAACGCATGGCAACCCCTGGCAACCAAAAGGCTCTCCCCCTCGCATTCGGCGTACACCACGCCCCGAAGGATGCGCCCTCCCAGATCGTCCGGCAGATCGAATCGGCGGCGCACGCGCTGGCCGTGATGATCCGCGCCGGCCACCACAAGCTGGAGTACGTGGCGGCCTGCATCGGCAAGTCGAAGTCCTACGTCTCGCGGATGCAGAACGGCGTCCGCCCGATCCCCGAGAAGCTGGTCGGCCCGCTGTGTGCCGCGACTGGCTCCAACCTTCTCCGCCAGTTCCTCAGCCTGCAGGCCGCCCTCGACGGCATCTGCGAGGTCGAGCGCCTGGCCGACCTGATGAGGTCCGCCAATGAAGAACCGCGAGCTGCTGCAGCATCTGGACGAGTGCATCCGGGTCATCGAGTCCAGCCCGCCTATGACGCGCGAGGAGATCGTCGCGCACCTGTCCCGATGCGCGGCCTAGCAGGCCAGGGCGGAAGCCCGGCGCACCGCTACGCCGCAGCCTGACCTGTTGGGAGCTGCGTAGTGGCCCGCATCCGGACAATCAAACCCGAGTTCTTCACCAGCGAGGACATCTGCGGCCTGTCGCCCTTGGCGCGGCTGCTGTACGTGGCCCTGTGGTGTGAGGCAGATCGCGAGGGGCGCCTGACGTGGAAGCCGCGCACGTTCAAGCTGCGCTACTTCCCGGCTGACGACTGCGACATTGACGCGTTGGCACGCGAGATTGTCGCGTCGGGACTCGTCGTGCAGTACGGCGACGGGCTGGCTTTCATCCCGCAGTTCGCCAAGCACCAGCACATCAACCCCCGCGAAGCGGCTTCTACCCTCCCCAATCCTCCCGTCACTGACGAAAACGAACGCGTAACTGACGCGTCGGCACGCGTCACTGACACGCAGGTAGGAAGGGAAGGGAAGGGAAAGGAAGGGAAAGATAAAAGCCCCCCTAACCCCCCACAGGGGGGGAGTGACGATGGGGAAGGTCAGCAGCAGAAGCCCAAGCGCTCGGCCAAGATCAGCTTTGCCGCATTCCGGGCTGAGTGCGAGGAGGCAGGGGAGAACCTGATCCCCGAGGACGACGCGGTGTTCGCCTATGCCGACCGCATCGGCCTGCCGCACGACTTCGTCGCCCTGGCATGGGGGTGGTTCAAGGCCCGGTACGCCGACAAGCAGCAGACCGGCGTGCGCGGCTGGCGGCAGACGTTCCGCAACGCCGTCGAGGGCAACTGGCCGAAGTTCTGGTTCCCGACCGAGGACGGCAGCTGGCAGCTGACCACGGCCGGCAAGCAGGCAAAGCTGGCCGCTGAGGCTGACGCCGGGGAGGCCGAATGAACGCGGTCCTGGCTGACTTCCCGCACGACGACCTGCGCCAGCTGCCGCAGTCCCGCGACGCCGAGCAGTCCGTGCTGGGCGCACTGATGCTGGACCCGGAGGGGTTCCCGAAGGTCTCCGAGTGGCTGAAGGCCGAGGACTTCTACGGCCGCGACCATCAGCTGATCTACACCTCCATCGTGGACCTGGCTGCGACCGACAAGCCGTTCGACCCGGTGACGATGGGCGACTGGTTCGCAGAACGCGGTGAGCTGGAGATGGTCGGCGATGGTTGCTACCTGATCGAACTGGCCGCAACCACACACTCGGCTGCCAACGTGGTCGCCTATGCCGAGATCGTGAAGGGCAAGGCCACGCAGCGGCGCCTGATCGAGATTGGCGCTCAGCTGTCGGCCAAGGGGTTCAACCCGGAAGGGGAGGACGCCTCGGTAATCGTCGCGGACGCCACGCAGGCGCTGTCCGAGATCGCCAGCATCCGGCGCGGCTCGGTGAAGGGCGCCAAGGAGATCGGCCGGCGCTGGTATCAGGAGCTGGCCAGCAGGGTCGAGAACAACGGCCAAGCGCTGGGACTCCTCACGCCGTGGACGGGCTTCAATCGCCGCACGCGCGGGTTGCAGGACGGGCACCTGATCATCGTTGCCGGCCGCCCAAGCATGGGCAAGTCGGCTTGGGCCATCAACGTGGCCGTGGCCGCTGCACTGCGTGGGAAGCGGTGCTTGGTGTTCAACCTGGAGATGACCGACACCAGCATCTACAACCGCGGCATCGCCTCCCTGGCCAACGTCCCGCTGTCGTGGCTGCAGCAGCCTGACAAGAACGATGACGAGAACTGGGCGAAGGTGACGCAGGCGGCGAAGGTTCTGAACGAGTCCGGCCTGCTGATCGATGACACGGCCGGGCTGTCCGAGCAGCAGATCGTGGCGCGGTGCCGGCGCGAGCGGATGAAAGCCCCGATCGGGCTGGTGGTGGTCGACCACCTGCACCTGATGCCGCTGCCGGGCAAGACCCGCGAGACGGTAGAGATCGGCCACATCACCGCAGGGTTCAAGAAGCTGGCCAAGGAGCTGTGCTGCCCCGTGGTGCTGCTGTCGCAGCTGAACCGCTCGCTGGAAACCCGGCAGAACAAGCGACCGCAGATGTCCGACCTACGCGAGTCGGGAAACATCGAGCAGGACGCCGACCTGATCGTGTTCCTGTACCGCGACGACTACTACAGCGAGCGCGAGGGCGTGCGCTCGCCGCTGGACGGCTTCGTGGAAATGATCATCGCCAAGCAGCGCGAAGGCGAGACCGGCCGCGCCTGGGGCCGCAACGCGCTGGCCTACGGCCGCATCGATGACTACGACGGCGAAGACCCGGTCGTCCCGCAGCACCAGACAGTCGGCAAGCGCTCCGGGGGGATGGACTGATGGTCCCGGCATACGAACTGGAACGCGCCCGCCAGACCGGCCGGTGGATGCGCGACGCACACAAGGACCGCAACTCGGTACCGCTCTACGCCATGGGCGAGGACGGGCTGGCGCTGCGCCGGGCATGGCTGGCCGGCTACGACGAACGAGACGAGCAGATCAGGAGGAAGCGGGGATGAGCATGCGCGATTTTGCAGTGGGTGCAGTTCTTGGGGCGGCAGCTTTTGTTGTGGCTCTGGGCCTGGTGCTTTCGATACACGAGCGGATGCTGATCAGGGACTGCGATCAGTACGGGATGACGCGTCTCGACGGCAAAATTTACCAGTGCCATCGCAAGAACGAGGGGGGGGGCGGCGCATGAAGCGCACCTTCCTGATCGACCCGCAGGGGAACCGCAACTGGCCGCAGGTGCTGTCTCATGTCGTGAGCGGCATCAACGACTGGATCAAGGGCGGCCCAGTGCAGATCACCCTGGACGAGCCGAAGCGGACGCTGGACCAGAATGCGGCGATGTGGCCGGCGCTGACCGACATCGCCAAGCAAGTCCCGCTGGTGATCACCCGCCGCGACGGCAGCACCAGGCAGGCCACGCCCTACGACTGGAAGGACGTGCTGACTGCCGCGTTCGAAGAGGAAACCGAGTGGGCGCCCGGCCTGCGCGGTGGAGTGGTGATGCTCGGCGCCCGGACCAGCAAGTACAACCGCCGGAAGATGGGCGACTTCCTCACCTTCATCCATGCCGAGTTCTCGGACAGGGTGCGCTGGTCGGACAGCTCAGTGGAGAAACTGGCGCAGTTCGCGCCGCCAAGCAGGAGGGTTGCGTGATGGACGCCATCGAGAAGCGGGCGCGGGAGCTACTGGCTGCGGAGTACGCAAAGGGACAGTTCCGTGCATACGCGCCAGAGATCCGAAACGGTACAACCGTTGCCTTTGATGAAGAAATCAGGGCAATTGTCGCCATCATCGCCGCCCTCACGCCGCCCGAGGGCTACGTGCTGGTTGAAGCGAGCATCTTCGACGCGATGCGCGAGTTCGTGACTGGTTTCCACGGCATGAGTCGGAACAACGCCGAGAATCTCGCGGCTGAGATCCTTGAGCAGCTGAACGCCGCTAGATCGGAGGTACCGTGATGGCGAACATCGAGCGTTCACTGACGTACCTATGCAGTGATGACTGCGAGATGAGCGGCTGTCCCGGTCACACCGGCATCCTGTTCTACCAGAGCACATCAGACGCCTACAGCTTCAGCTTGAACGGGCGGGTCCTGCACTTCGGGCGTGGTGAGCTGCAGGCGCTGGTGGATCTGCTGCGATCACTGGATCGCATCGATGCTGTGCAGGTGGGGTCATGAGGACGAAGGACGCGAAGGCATTCACCCCCGCCGAGCGCGCGCACCTGGAAGCCGTGAAGCATCTGCCCTGCAGCGTGTGCGATGCGCCGGCGCCGTCGGACGCTCACCACATCAACCAGGGGCAGCACTTCACTACCGTGGCCCTGTGCAAGGACTGCCACCAGGGCAGCTTCAACGGGATCCACGGGCAGAAGCGCATGTGGACCATCATGAAGATGGACGAGCTCGCCGCCCTCAACGTGACCCTGCAGCGGCTGGGGCAGAGGAGCGTGGCATGAAGGAGCTGATCCTGCCGTGGCCAGACAAGCGGCTGTCGCCGAATGCCCGTGTGCACTGGTCGAAGCGGTCCGGTGCTGCCCGGCTGGCGCGGCACATCGGCGCCGTCACCGCGTTGGAGGCTGGGTGCAAGGGCTGGGCGCTGCCAGAGGGCCGGCTGCACCTGCACGTGACCTTCCACCCGCCGACCAAGCTGCTGCCGGACGACGACAACATGCTGGCCCGGTTCAAGCCGTACCGCGATGGCATCGCCGACGCGCTCGGCATCGATGACAAGCGGTTCATCAGCCACCCGCTGGTCAGCACCGAGGTCCGCAAGGGCGGCCAGGTGGTGGTGCGGATTACAGCAGGGCCGATGCCATGACCCCGACCTTCAACCAGTACACGACGCCGGAGCTGGAGATCGTCGCCCGACTGGACCGCGCGCTTGCCGACGAGATCTTCAGCCTGCACCGGCAGGGCTACGACGTGCGCGAGGTGCTGCACGAGGCCCGGCAACTGAAGACCGAAGCGCAGTTGATGCGCCGCGAGATCAACCGCAGGAAGGCACGCCCATGAGCCAGGTATCCCAACCCCGCACCGGAGGTCGAAACATGGCCGCATCCGTTGAAGCTCCGCGCCGCACCGGTACAACTGAGGGTGTTCCGTTCCGGCAGGTCTGGAAGCCGCGCGTGGTCTGCGTGGTCGACCCGACCAACCCGGCAGATGCCCTGAACGCCATCCTTCCACGAATCGCAGAGAACCAACGCGGATGCACGGTAGCCAGCTACCTACTGATCAACCCGGAGACCTCGCAGGCGTTCGTCCTGGCCGAGGACAAACCGGTGGCCGTGGAGATGGCCCGCAAGGGCGAGAAGTCTCCGTACTGGCCGTGGTTGGTGGGCAAGTACAGCTTCCCCCGTGTGACCGCCGAGGCCTTCGCGAACGTGCTGGAGGACATGCTGGAGCATCTGGGCATCGCCACGCCGGCGCCACGGAAGCGGCCCATGCCCGTGCAGCTCGACCTGTTCGACCTGTCTGGGCGCGCCGCGTGACCGCGTACATGCGCCCGTCTACCGAGGGACATATCGGTAGCCCCAGCTGGCAGGTGGGTAACAGCCAGCGCCGAGGGAGCGGGTTGCCGCGTTGCGGCGGCGGGGAAGGGGTGCAGCCCGGAGCCGTGTCACTCATCGCCCGTGGGACCGAGGAGGCCCTGCCGTGAGCCTGGACCCGATCACGCAGGGCCTGCAGTACCTGGCCAGCGAATTCAGCCTGACCCGGCAGGAGTGGCGGGACCACCACCGCGGGGGCGACTCGCTGCTCGACTCGCTGGTGAGCCACGGCTACGCGCAGGAGCAGGGCGAGCGCTTCGGCATCACCCGGCAGGGGCAGGTGCGGCTGCGGGCGGAGGTCGACCATGGCTGATTGGCTGTCCAACATCGAGAAGATGCAGCTGGTCAAGACCGTAACTGAGTGCGTGCGAGCCGGTGGTAATGTCGAAGACGTTATCTACCTCTGGTGCGACGGGTATGCCCCCCGAGACCAGCAGATCAGGGAGGGCGCCCGCTATACCGCCAAGGTTGTGGCGGAGCAGGTCGAGAAGGAGAAGGCCGAGAAGGTTGCCCGAGAGGCCTTGCTGGCTGACGACATCGCCATGGTGGAGGATCTGATCCAGCGCCTGCCCAAGGTGTTGGAGCGGCTGAGGGCCGCAGAGGCCGCCAATGGCCGGTAAGCAGCCCAAGGCCAGCACGGCCAAGAAGCCGGGCAAGCCTATCGGACGCCCAAGCAAGTACACGCAGGACCTGGCTGAGCGTGTGTGCGTCCTGATCGCCCAAGGGGACAGCATCGCCAAGATCGGCGAGACCGAGGGTATGCCTGACGCCCGGACCATCTTCCGCTGGCTGGCTGCCAATGCTGGTGGGGATGAGGATGACCCCGCCTCCTTCCGACAGCAGTACATGCGCGCGCGCGCGAGCCGGGCCGATGCCAGGTTCGAACGGCTGGACGAGATCATGCAAAAGGTCGAGGACGGCCGACTGGACCCGGCCGCTGCCCGCGTGATGATGGACGCAATCAAGTGGCAGTCCGGCAAGGAGAACGCCAAGCGGTACGGCGAGAAGGTCCAGCTGGCCGATGCTGACGGCGAGAAGCTGCCGGCGCCGCCGCCGTTCTACGTCATGGGTGTGGTCCCGGCCAAGCAGGGCGAGTGACCGTGGCGGCCACGCCGAACCCGCTGGCACCGCACACCCCGGTGCACATCCCGGCCAAGCTGCTGCCGGTGCTGAAGCCCAAGCAGTTCAAGGTGCTGTACGGCGGGCGCGGCTCGGCGAAGTCGCACACCGTGGCGCAGATCCTGGTGATGCTGTCGATGCAGGCCAAGCACCGAATCCTGTGCGTGCGTGAGATCCAGAAGTCGATCGCTCAGTCCTCCAAGCGGGTGATCGAGGACTACATCAACCGCATGGGCCTATCGGCCTACTTCAAGATTAACAAGCAGGGCGAGGACCAGATCACCTGCATCCTGACCGGCTCCACGTTCAGCTTCACGGGCCTGCAGGACCATACGGCAGACAGCATCAAGTCGTTCGAAGGTGCGACCATCGTGTGGGTCGAGGAGGCGTCCAACGTCTCGGCCAACAGCTGGAACAAGCTGATCCCGACCATCGTCCGCACCACTGGCGCCGAGATCTGGGTGACCTTCAACCCGGACCAGCAGGACGACTACGCCTACAAGCGCTGGGTGCTGGGCAACGACCCGGACGCCATCGTCATCCAGATCAACTGGCTGGATAACCCATGGTGGAACCCGGCGATGGAGACGGAGCGCCTGAAGACGCTGGCCGTGTCGCAGGACCTGCACGACCACATCTTCGGCGGTCAGCCCCGGGCCAAGGCCGGCATCCTGTTCAAGCGGCACTGGTTCAAGCGCTTCAACCTGGGCGACGAGCCGAAGGGCCTGCGCAAGTACCTGGCCAGCGACTACGCCGGCGCGCCGGACCCGGACGATCCCGAGGCCGACCCCGACTGGACCGAACATGGCTGTGCTGGCCTCGACCACGTGGGCGACATGTGGTTCGTGGACTGGTGGAGCGGCCAGGAAGACCCCTCCGTGTGGATCGCCGCCCTGATGCAGATGGGCAGGCGCAACAAGCCGGTGATGGCGTTCGAGGAGATGGGCGTCATCCTGCGCACCACCGACGGTGCCATCCGCCGCGCGGCCAAGGCCACGCAGACGTTCGTGCACCGGGTGCCGCTCGCCAGTGCCGGCAGCAAGGCAGATCGCGCTCTCGGCTTCGCTGCCCGCGCCGCCACCGGCTCGGTGCACATCCCGAATACCGAATGGGGTGACATGCTCATCGACCAGTTGTGCGCCTTCACTGGCGAGGATGGCCGCCGCGACGACATGGTGGACGTGTGCAGCTTGTTCGGCCGCGGCATCGACCTCATGGCCGACGGCATCCTCCCGCCCGAGGCCAAGCCAGCGCCACCAGCGCCGTTCACAGACCCATGGTTCAAGCAGCGCGACGCCGCCGACCGCGACGAGGACGAGAAGACCGCCCGCTACTACCGTTGATGCCTCCGGCAGCTCGGGCACCTTGGGGCCAGTTCGAACACCGGCCCGACCATGGCAGACCAACCCATCGCAGCACTCGAAACCGGGATCGCGGCCGCCGCTGACCCCGATCCGGCGCGCGCCAAGCAGCTGAGCCGCATGCAGGCCGACGTGAAGCGCTGGATGGCCCGCTTCGAGGAGGCGCGTGAGTTCGACAAGGACGCCCGGCAGCAGTACGTGAAGGACCGGCGCCAGGCGCGCGGCGATTCGGGATTCCTGGTCGACGCCAACCTGATCGGCACCTACATCGACATCCAGGAAGCGTTCCTCTACGCCCGCAACCCGGACTTCGACGTGTCGCCCGGCCCGGCGCACCGCATGCCGACGCCTGAGCAGCTGCGGGACATCATCGAGTCCGACGAGCAGGTGATGGCCCGTATCCAGCAGCAGGCCGAGCAGGACGCGATGGAGGTCGGGCAGCAGATTGCCGTACAGCAAACGGCCATGGGTGTGCCACCGGAACAGGCCTTCGAGCAGGCCCAGCAGGCGCAGGAAAGCTACCTGGCCACCGGCGTGGTGGAGAAGCTGGTGGCCGACGAGGTCCTGAAGCTGCGCAAGCAGTACGCCAAGCGCTCGCGTGAGATGAAGCAGTTCGCCGAGACGCTGGAGGCCGTCGGCACCCAGATGTGGAAGGACGCGCATCTGAAGCGCCGTGGCCGCCCGTGGGTCCGCTCCTCGCTGACCATTGGTCCTGGCGTGCTGAAGGCCTCGTGGCAGCAGCGCACCGAGATTTCGCCCGAGACGCAGACCGCGATCAACGACCTGCAGCAGAACATTGCCCGGGCCAAGGCCCTCCAGAAGGAGCTGGAGGACGGCACCGCCGGCTATGGCGCCCGCGCATGGGACACGGTCAAGGGCGTGTTCGGCAACAACGAGGAAGCCAAGATCGCCGATCTGGAGCGCCAGCTGGCGGCCATCCAGAACGGAGCCGAGCGGGTTGTCGCCCGCGGCTATGCGATCGACAACGTCGCCGGCGAGAACTTCCAGGTGGCGCCGGGCTTCACCATCGCCAACCACGTCGATGCGCCCTGGAACGCCGAGATCTCCTATCCGTCCTACGAGGACGCGCTGGCCGAGCATGGCCCGTACCTGGCTCAGTTCGACAAGGACGGCAACGCCGAGAACATCCTGCGCAAGGCCGTGCGCTACGCACCGCGCAAGCCCTGCATGGGCAAGAACGAGAGCGTCGGCTTGACGGGCAACGCGGCCACGGCTGAGGAGGCCGATGCATACACCACGAACACCGACGGCGGCGCTAATGGGTGCTACGTGCGCCGCATCGAGATCTGGGACGCGGAGAGCAACACCGTCCTGACCGCGATCACTGGCGTGCCGTTCTGGGTCAAGCCCGCCTTCAACCCGCCGGCCACGACCCGGTTCTACCCGTATTTCGTGATCTGCACGTCCGAGGTGGACGGCCAGCGGCATCCGCAGAGCCTGGTCAGCCGTTCGACCAAGCTCATGGACGAGTACAACCGCATCGGTTCGGCCGAGACCGAGCATCGACGCCGCATCAAGCCCAAGACGGCGTTCCATGCGGGCGCGATGGAGACGGAAGAGGCGACCAAGCTCGCCAAGGCTGACACCGGCGAGATAGTCCCCCTCAACGTGACCCAGCCGAACGCAGACCTGCGCACGCTGTTGGTCCCGATCACCTACCCGCCGATGGACCCGGCGGTTTACGACCGCACGCGCATCCTGGCCGAGCTGGAGCGCATCTGGGGCGTGCAGGAAGCGCTGACTGGCTCTATCAACACCGCCAAAACCGCCACAGAGGCGGACATCCAGCAGCAGGGCTTCCAGGCGCGCAGCAGCAGCCGCCGCGACAACATGGAATCGGTCCTGAGCGAGCTGGCCGAATACACCTGCCAGATCGCCCGCGTCTACCTGACCGACGAGGACGTGCGCTTCATCGCTGGTCCGACCGCATTCTGGCCGCCCTACATGGGGCCGGATGACCTGGCAGAGTTCGTGCGCATCAAAATCCGCGCCGGTTCGTCGGGCAAGCCGAATACCGCGCTGGAGCGGCAAGCGCTGTCGTCCATTCTGCCGATCCTTCAGGCACAGCAAGCCCAGATCGGCCAGTTGCGCGGAGCGACCCCCGAATCCATGGCAGACGCAATTGAGGGACTGATGCGCATCACCGCAGAAATGAGCGGTCTCCGCTTCGATATCGACCAGCTCATTCCCAAGAACGACGGCAGCCAGCAGGCCCCGCCGGCTCAGGCCGTGCCCGGCAGCGCGCCGCCTCCGCAGGGTGGTAACGCCGGCCAGCAGCCGCCCGTTCCGCCCGCACCTCCCGGTGGCTCTCCTGCCGCCGATCCCCTCGAAGCAGCCTGATAGGAGCAACTGATGAACGAGAAAGTCACCCCGCCGTCTCCCGCTGAATTCACCTTTGGCCTTGGCTTCGGCAGCGCACTGGATCACCTGAAGGAGGGCCGTCGCGTGGCGCGCGATGGCTGGAACGGCAAGGGCATGTTCGTCTACCTCGTGCCGCCGGCCAGCTATGCCGTGCAGACGGCCGCGGCCAAGGCGCACTTCGGCGAAGGCTCGATGGTCCCGTACAACGCCTACTTCGCCATCAAGAACGTCAACGACACCGTCAGCACCTGGGTTCCCAGCGTCAACGACTGCCTGGCAGATGACTGGTATGTGCTGCAGGAGGAGGGCTGATCCATGCACGTTGATGCAGACACCCCGGCCACTGTGCCGGACACCACCCCGACCGACCAGCCGGCCGACGTGATGGCGGCGCTGGACGCCGGCATCGCAGCTGCTGATGCTGAAACGGCGCCTGCCGCTGATGCAGTGCCGGCGGATGCTGCCCCGGCCGCCAATGCGGATGCGCCCCCGGCAGACGACCCGAACGCTGCTCCGCCCGCTGACGGCCAGCCCCCGGCCGAGCCGCAAGAAGGTGCACCGCCGGCCGATGGCCAGCCGCCCGCCGCAGCTGAGGTTGAGCAGCAGCCCGATGCCGACACCGAGGCGGAGATCACTGCGCTTGGTCTGAAGGAGAAGTCCGCCGAGCGGTTCCGCGGCATGGCCGCCGAGATCAAGGAGCTGGCGCCGCTGCGCGAGGCCATGAAGGCCGCTGGCATCGAGGACGTGGCCCGCCTGCCGGAGCTGGTCCAGCGCTCGAAGGTCGGCGAGGACATGGTGCAGATGGTCATGGAGACCGGTGCCAGTCCCGAGCAGTACGGCATGGCGCTCGACTACCTGGGCCTGATCGGCAAGGCGCAACAGGGCGACATGGTGGCAGCCGAGAAGGCCTACACCACCATGACCGGCGAGCTGGCGGCACTAGCCAAGCTGCTCGGCAAAGAGGTGCCGGGCGTGCATGACCCGCTCGCCAACCACCAGGACCTGCGCGCCGAGGTCGAGGCAGGCGATCTGCCCCGTGCCCGTGCCGTCGAGATCGCCGGCCAGCGCGACCGCACCGCCTACACGGGCAGCGTCGAGCGCCAGCGCACCGAGAGCCAGCAGGCGGCAGAGCAGGCCGAACAGCGCGGCATCGACTGGCTGAAGCGCTTCGACGCTGAGATGGCACAGGAAGACCCGAGCTATGCGGCAAAGCGCCCGCAGCTGAATGAGGCTGTTCGCCAGATTCGCGAGCAGTATCACCCCAGCGAATGGGCAACGCGGACGGCGTTGGCCTATGCGCGCATCCAGGCGCCGGCGGCAGCAGCCCCGGCCGTTGCTGCGCCTGCCGCGCCGGTCCAGCCGCGCCCCGGCCCGATGCGACCGGGTGGCCCCGGCCCTGCGCTGGTGCCGACCACCTTCGCCAGTCCGATGGACGCGCTGGAGTTCGGCATCCAGCAGGCGAACAACGGCTGAGCCGAGCCGTCCGCGACCAATACAAGACCCCGCTCCGGCGGGGTTTCTTGTGTCCGTTGACGCATCCCGCAACACGGGCAATCTGGCCCTGCGGCTGACAACCGCGCCACGCATGCAGTACGCCGGAGTCGCGCCCGGTAGGGCAGTAGGAGGCCTCGCCCCCCTCGAACGTGGATGGAAAGCGACAACCCATTCCCCTTCGAGGACATCATCATGGCCTGGACCACTGCCCAGCTCGCGCAGGGCGCCAACTACACCTTGGAGAGCTACTCCACCAAGGATCCCGTCGACCAGATCAACGTCGCGCACCGCACGCTGGACCTGTTCGTCACCAACAAGCAGGTTTCGTTCTTCGGCAACGGCATCTTCAACGAGAAGCTGTTCATCTCGAACGACAGCAACTACCAGAACTACGAAGGTGCCGACCAGGTCACGTACAACGAGCGTGACCCGAACCGCTTCGCCAAGTTCCAGTACTACTCGAACCACGAGGGCTTCTGGTTCGATGAAGACCGCCTGATCCGCAACGGCATCCTGATCGATGACTCCGGCGTCGCGGTGCCGAGCTCGCAGGAGAAGGAGCAGCTGGTCAACCTGCTTCAGTCGAGCTGGACCGCCATGAAGAATGGCCTGCAGGAAGGCCTGGCGCTGGAAACCCTGCAGAACGGTTCGCAGTCGGCCAAGGCCGTCCCGGGCCTGGACCACATCGTCTCGACCACCCCGGGCACCGGCGACATCGTCGGCGGCATCAACGCCAGCACCAGCCCCTACTGGCGCAACAACGCCAGCATGGCCATCGCCTCCGGCGGTGTCGTGGCGGCGCTGGATGCGATGTATGACGCCTGCGTTCGCTATGGCGGCGCGATCCCGACCGACATCCGCTGCGGCAAGGCGTTCCTCGACGACTACAAGGCCGAGGCGAAGATCGAGATCAACCGGCAGATCATCGTGGGTGCCAACGGTGGCACCGGCCTGGACGCCTCGGTCACTGCGGTGTTCTACCGCGGCATCGAGCTGATCTGGGATCCGACCTTCGAGCTGCTGGACGCCAAGCTCGGCGCGATCACCTACCCGTGGACCAAGCGCTGCTACCTGCTCAACCGCAACTTCATCACCTTCCGCCCGGTGAAGGGCAACTGGATGAAGAAGCGCAAGCCGGAAAAGCTGCCGGACCGCTACGTCACGTACTACGCGCAGACCAACAAGTACGGCCTGACCACCGGCAAGCGCAACGTGCACGCCGTGCTGTCCATCGCCTGATCGGGCCTGGCCTGATCCGAGTGCCCCGGCTTCGGCCGGGCGCTCATGGGAAACCCAATCGGCTACAGGAGCCATCCCCATGAAGTCCACCCCGATCACCGATACCGCCTTCAAGACTGGCAACAGCCCGTTCCTGCGCGGCGGCAGCGCGACCTTCTCCAATCTGTCCGGCACCGCGGCGACCCTGCAGGGTTCCGATACCCAGACCGGCACCTACACGACCCTCGCGACCCTGGCCGCCAACAGCCAGACCGAGGTCCAGAACCTGCCGCAGTGGATCAAGCTCTCCGCCGCCGGCACCGTCTACGCCCTGGCGGGCTGAAAGGAGCCGCATATGAGCAAGTCCACCGTCATCGTTCCCGTCGTGCTGCTGACCATCCAGCGCAGCACCGAGGTCACCATCACCGAGTCCGTGTTCAAGCACGAGGTTCCGATCCTCGAACTGATCCACGGCGAGGAGAACGTGAAGGTCATCAACGATGACTACCACGCGATCGAGCTGCCGGACAACGCCACGCAGGAACACCAGCGCCTGCTGACCAAGTACGGCGACAAGTACCGCCCCGTGATCGACCAGGTGTTCCGCGGCGGCCCGCGTGACATCGCCAAGGAAGTCGGCATGGAGCTGGGCAAGGACAGCTTCAAGAAGCAGTCCGAGGCCGTGATCATCAGTCGTCTCCCGGCGCGTCCGGGCCGGGCCAGCGACGCCGCGCAGGCCGGCGCCGATGGTGAAGGCGGCGAACAGCCCGAGCTGACCCACGCCGAGCTGCGTGAGGAACTTACCCGCCTGGGCATCGACCACAAGGGCAACGCGCCGAAGGCCGAACTGCAGGCGCTGTACGACGCCGCGCAGGCCGGCGCCGGCACCCTGGGCGGCTGATCGCCAGCACCACGCGGTAACCCGACGGGCTGGGGAAACCCGGCCCGTCTCCACAAGAGGGCTCCCATGAGCATCACCGACGGCATCCAGTGCGCCTGCTCCAGTACCGATGGCAATGCCACGCTGGCGGCGCTGCGCAAACGGCTGATGATCCGGCTGGGCTTCGCTGCACAGGCGAACAACCCGCCGCCGGGCATGAAAGAGCTGCTCAACGACTTCCTGCAGAGCGCGCAGGTGGCGCTGTTCCGGCGCCCCACCGGTGAGTTCCGCAACGAGCGCTGGTTCTCCTGGCCTCTGGTGGCCGGCCAGCGCCTGTACGACTACCCGGACAACGACGAGAAGAACGCGCCGCAGTCCTGCCCGGCGACACTGGACCCGCGCAAGGTGACCTGGGTCGGCCGCGAGCGCGATGGCGTCTGGTCGGAGATGCACGAGGGCATCAACCCGCGCAGCTACACCACCAGCGAGCTGACGGGTCTCCCGCAGCGCTACGAGTTCCGCAACTGCATTGAGATCCGGCCGGCGCCGGACGAAACGCTGGGCAATCTGGTAATCAAGGGCAAGTTCGACCTCAACCGGTTCACCGAGGACACGGACAAAACCACGATCGACAGCGAGATCGTGTTCCTGCTGGCGCTGGCCAACGGAAAGGCTCACTACCGGCAGGCGGATGCACAGGCCTACATCCAGCAGTTGGAGGTGATGATCGCCAATCTGGTGGCCGGCACGCATGCGACGGCTCGGTACATCCCGGGCCCACCGGTGGGTGAGGGCGTGTATGTGCCGCCGCGCCCAGAGGTGCCGTTCCCGTGACCGGCCGCATCGTCACCCTCAACGCCTCCAAGGGCGGCATCAACCGGCTCAGGACGAAGGGCGGGGCAGACCCCAACACGCTCTACGATCTGGTCAACGGCTATGTGGACCAGGACGGCGTGCCGCGGTCCCGGCCTGGCACCAAGAACAAGAACACGCTGCCGACCGGCGCCACCAAGGGTCTGTGCGCCTACGACGGCAAGCTGATCGTCTTCAGCCATCAGCCGCAGACCATCGCTGCCAGCTCGCCGGTGGTCGAGTGCGAGGTGCTGAAGCACCCGAACACGCCGGACCTGCCGATCAAGGAAATCCACTTCGCCGGCCCGTTCCTCGGCTACCTGTATGTGGTCCCCGAGTTCGTCAACGGCGATGTCTTCCACTACTGGCTCCAGCGCGGCACGACGTGGGAGCCCGGCAAGATCTACCTGCCCGGGTCATTGGTGACGCCCACATCGCCGAACGGCATCGCCTACCAGCTGGACAGCGGTACCGAGCAGTTCCAGGTGTGGGTGCGCAACGTCGCGCGCGCGCTTGGCGACAAGGTCGTACCGACGACCGACAACGGCTATTACTACACGGTCACCGATGCCTTCGGGCCGGCTCCGCGCTCTGGCGCTACCGAGCCGTCATGGCCCACCTCGCCTGGGGCGACTGTGTTCGAAGACAGCGACGTGGCCAACCCGACCCCCATCGCTGGCGAGCAGTCTGGGAACCAGCTGCCGCCTGACGTGACTGATCGCTATGGGAGCAGCGGCGGGAACAGCCCCTGGCGGAACGTGAACAACCAGGAGGCCCAGTAATGGCCGCTCCTGTTTGGCAGCCCGGAACCCTGTACCTGCCGGGTGATCTGGTCCAGCCGATCACCCAGCCGGCGCCGAACAACCCGCAGGTTGCAAATGGCGACTTCTCCGCCGGCAACACGGGCTGGACCTTCAGCGGTGATGGCGCCTATAGCCCGTCAGGCGGCTACGGTGGCGGCGGTCCTTCCATGATCCTGCCCGGCAACAAGCCGGACGGCCTGGGCATCAACAACACGATGCTGGTCGTCCCGGTTGGCGGCCAGCTGGTTGCCACCTCGATGATCAACCAGGGCGCCTCTTCCGCCGGCAAGACTGCCGGCTGGACCGAGGTGCGCTGGTATGACTCGCTGAACACGCTGTTGCAGACCGACAAGGGCAACGTCGTGGACAGCGGTTCGGGCGGCGCGTGGCACCAGTCGAAAGTGACCAGCACCGCGCCGGCCTCGGCCGCCTACGCCAAGGCTGCGATTCACCTGACCTCGGTGGCCGATCACAACAGCCCGATCTGGGGCGACAACCTCGCGGTGAGCGGTGCGACCGCTGGGCTGCCGGAAGGCCTGGTCTACAAGGCGGTGCAGACCGAATCGGGCACGTCGGGTAGCAGTGAGCCGGCATGGCCGGGCATCCTCGGTCAGCAGGTGATCGACAACGAGGTGATCTGGGAGGCGGTCACGACGAGCCGCGTTACCTGGACGGCCTCGCCGCGGTATGTGAGCGGTGCTGTTGAGCCGGTGTGGCCGACCGACATCGGCGCCATGGTGAAGGATGGGACCATCAACTGGCGCGCCGTCTCGCGCCGGGTGACCGACGAGAAGTGCCCACAGTCCAAGGTCGTGGCCATTGTCGCGAGCAAGGTGTTCGCGGCCGACAAGGACATCGTGCGCTACAGCGCCGCGGCCAACCCGTTGGATTGGTCGACGGCCGATGATGCCGGCTACTTGCCGACCGGCTTGCAGCAGGCCAACGCGAACAACATGGCGGTGCTGCAGCAGTACCGCGCCAACCTGGTCGCGCTGAACGCCAGCAGCTTCCAGAACTGGCAGGTGGACCCGGATCCGGCGTCCATGGCGATCCTCGACCAGATGGACGGTATCGGCTCGATTTGGCAGAAGGCCGCTGCGCCGGTTGCCAACGACCTGATCTACCTGTCCCAGCAGGGCGTGCGCTCGGTAGGCATCGCCAATGCTGCCGAGAACCTGGCCGCCGGCGATATTGGCGCGCCGATCGACGTTCTTGTGCAGCAGGCCATGCTCTACGCGGACCGCAACAACACGCCGCCGCTGGCCACCTACTACCCGGGCGCCGGGCAGTACCTGCTGGCGTTCCCGAACTACCCGCCGCCGGTGCTGGGCGTCTACGGATCGCTGCCCAAGGCCGCATGTGGAGACACGGTCGACTACAGCTATGTGATCGCCGGTGGCCTGCCGCCCTACAGCGTGGAGATCTCCGCGGGCGCGCTGCCCGATGGCCTGGCCATGGACGCCAGTGGCCACGTCACCGGCGAGATGGCGCGCGGTGGCGATGCCGAGTGGACGGTTCGCGCCACGGATTCTCTCGGCGACGTGGCGGAGAAGGTGGAGACCCGCACCGGTGCGGATGGCTTCTTCAAGTACCTGACCACGCGCCTGTACCCGGTGGAGATCCCGGCCGATTCGATCTCCCTGGCCTCGGTGGTGGAAGCGGCCACGTTCCGTGATGTCTACCACGAGTACACCGTCCCGGCCGATGCCTTCGCGCTGTCGTCGGTGGCTACGGCCGGCACCCTGCGCCCGATCCTGCAGAACTACTCCCTGGACGACAGGGTTTCGCTGGCCTCCGCCGTTGAAGCCGGAACGCTGCGAAATATCCTCCGAAGCTATGTGATTCCGGCCGAATCCATGAGCCTTTCCAGCGGGGTGGTGGCCGGCACGCTGCTCCAGAAGCTGATCGTTTCCAATATGGCGCCCGAGGGCATCGGGCTGTCTTCCAGTGTCGTAGGAGGCACGCTCACATGAGCAGCAACACTCTCAACGCCAGCAGCGGTTTCGCCGGTTGGTTCAAGATCGAAGCGTTCCGCACGGACGAGGATGGCCAGGAGATCCCCGGCAGCCGCCGCGTCGCCGCCGACTGGTTCCCGAACCTGATCACCAACGCCGGCCTGGACCTGCTCGGGACCACTGGCTCCACCGACGTGTTCACGTTCTGCCGCGTGGGATCGGGGAACACTGCTCCCGCCGTGACCGATACGGCACTGGTTTCACAGGTCGCGGTCACGTCCAGCGAGCAGGCCCTTACCTACGGTGTTGATCGTTCGGCAGCGTTCTATGCTTGGAGGCGCCGAACCCTTCGGTTTGCAAATGGTGCAGCTGCAGGGACGCTGGCCGAGGTTGGAGTTTCGCCGACGAATGCTGGTGCATTGTTCAGTCGCGCCCTGATTCTGGATTCTGGCGGTAGCCCGACCACGATTACCGTGTTGTCGGACGAGACGCTTGATGTGACCTATGAGCTTCGACTGTATCCCGTGCTGACGGACGCCACTGGCACTGTCGACATCTCGGGCACAACCTACAACTGGACAGCAAGGCCGCTGATCCCAGTTTCTTACGACGTGTACTGGGCGGCATACCTTGGGCGTGGGGTCATCCCTTACTCGGTGGCAGGGGATCCTGCTCGTGGTCCTGCTGTCGCAGCGGCACTGCCGGCTCAAGGCAGTGCCATATCAAGCCCAGTCGCATCTGGAATCATCACCGCATTGGCGTACACGAACGGAAGCTATCAGCGCTCGTTCAGGTTCGACTGTGATCTTAACGACGCTAATGTCGCCGGCGGGGTCGGCTGCTTCTTTGCCACGGCTGGGTCAGCGAACTTTGAAGCGCGCACGTTCGGCGTCTGGGCATGGGGCCTGTCGCCGAAGCTACCCAAGACCGCTTCCTTCAAGGCGACGTTCACCATCCGCATGAGCTGGGGCCGCTACACGCCATGATCCCGACCGGCGGCCTCTCCAGCACTCCGCAGCCGGCCCCGTTCTCCGAGCGGGTTAACTCGACGCTGCAGCCGCTCATTGACTACGAGATGGGCGGCCGTGCGATCAACGACACCTCGGCTGGCCTGCAGTACCAGCTGTGGCGCGTGCGTGTGGATGAGGACGTGGTCTATCTGGGGCCGGATGGCGGCAACGAGCAACCGGCCTTCATCCGGCCTGGCATCACCGAGGTTGCGCTGGCGTTCGACCAGAACATGCAGCCGGTGATTGCTTTCACGCAAGGTGGGCAGGCGTGGCTCTGGTGGTTCGACGGCACGGTGCCAGGCATGGTGTTCACCAGCATCCTCGGGGCGGTCAACCCGCGCGTGACGCTTGACGACAAGCGCCGCGGCCAGACGGCCAGCTCCGATGTGATCCTGGCCTACCTGCGCGCGGGCTCGCTGTACTACCGGCAGCAGCGCGACCGCTACCTGACCGAGTACCTGCTGACCGCCAATCCGCCCTGCGGCGGCCTGGCCACGCTGTGCATGTCCACCGGCGGCCGGCTGCAGTTCGGCTTCGGGGGTGCGTGATGGAATCGACCGTCTTCGTCTACACGATGCGCTCGGGCAAGCAGGGTGCCTGGAGCCGCTACCTGTTCCCGTTCTCCGTGGATGCCTTCGCCCAGCTGGGGAATGATCTCTACATCCGGCATGGGGACGAAATCAGCGCGGTCAGCGACTTTGCCTTGGGCGACGACGTTGGCGGCCAGACGATCCCCTTCGGTGGCACGGTCTGGTGGCCGTGGTTGGACTTCGGGACGCCGGGCGTCACCAAGATGATGGAGGGTTTCGACATCGTGAGCCAGGGCACGCCCAGCGTCAGCATCGGCTACGACCAGCGCAACACGGCCGCGTTCACCGACCCTTACACCGTCGACCCCGACACGCTGCCCGGCGGCGTCATCCCGTTCCCGCTGTCGGCTCCGACCTTCAGCCTGCGCGTGGACTTCGCGCCGGGCAAGAAGTGGGCGCTGACGCAGGCGTCGCTGAGCTTCTTCGATTTTGGGAACGGGCCATGACTGTCACCGCCTCCAGCGAAGTGCTGATCGAGGATCTGGCCTATTTGGCGCGCAACATGCGCCCGGACGAGATCGCCCAGGATCTGGCCATGACGGGCGCGACCGAGTACGACCCGCAGCAGGCGATCCTGAAGATGGCCGCCGTACCCGGGCCGAAGTTCGTCCTGCTGGCCGACGGCGTGCCGGTAGTGGCCGGAGGCTTCTGGCAGGTCCGGCCCGGTGTCTGGGAGGGCTGGCAGCTGGGCACGATGGATGGCTGGGAGAAGCACTGGTATGCCATCACCCGGTGGACGCGCAAGCTCAACGACCGGATGCTCGCCGAGCCGAACGTGCACCGCCTGCAGCTGTACGGCCTGGCCGGCCGCGACAAGACGTTCGAGTGGTACGAGCGTTCGCTGGGCTACCGCCGTGAAGCCACCCTGAGCCGCTATTGCGCCAACGGCGCTGATGCGGTCCTGTTCGCACGTACCAAGGAGGCTGCCTAATGGCCGGCGGCGGCAATATCGGCAAAGGCAACTGGGCTGACCCGACCGGGCTCATCCAGAAGTCAGGCGCAGGCAAGATCCTCGACCCGCTGGGCCTGACCAAGACGGCCAAGCAGGGCGAGTCGGCTGCGGACGTGGCTGCGCGCATGGAGATGGAGCGCCAGGAGCGGATCCGCGAGGCTCAGGGCCGCATCAACCAGGTGTACGACAACCCTCGCCGCGCGCGCGACATTGCCGATTTTGTATCGGCCACGCGCACGAAGTTGATGGACGACCTCAATCGGCAGAACACCGATGCGGCCCGGGAGCTGAAGTTCTCGCTGGCTCGCGGTGGCCTCTCGGGTGGCAGTGTCGCTGTCGACCAGAACCGTCGAATGAGCGACGACTACAACCGCGGTGCGCTGACGGTCGAGAGCCGCGCTCAGGGCGCCGGTGCGCAGTTGGAAGCGGCCGACCAGGACAATCGGGCGCGCCTGATCCAGCTGGCCACGTCCGGGCTCGACGCCAATACCGGGGCTCAGCAAGCGGCTGCCGGCCTGCGGTCCAACCTGGAAGCCGCTCGTTCCACTGCGTTCGGCGAGGATCTGGCCGACCAGTTCGGCGGCATCGGAGCGTTCATCAAGCAGCGCAGGGACGAGGCCAACAGGCGTGAGGCGACCCGTATTTCGCAGGTCAACTTGTACGGCGGCGGCTACGGCGGCTACGGAGGATAAGCATGGGTCAGTTCATTCCAATCGCCTTGGCTGTCGCCGGCACTGCAATGCAGCAGGCCGAGACTGACCGTGTCGCGCGTAAACAGGACCAGGCCACGGCCCAGAGCCTGCTCAACCAGTCGCGTCGCCAGCAGGAGGCTGACACCAAGGTCAACGAGCAGATCGCCAAGACCGAGGCCAGCAACTCCGCGGATGAGCGCGCCCAAGCGCTGTCTCAGTTCACCCAGCAGCTGCAGCGCAGCCGCAAGCAGGCCGTCGCGGGGCTCGAGTCGCCAATCGGTGGCCAGGCGTTCCAAGCCGACAGCACCGCAGCACGCGCCGGGTCCGATTCCGCAGCCGCTCGCACGGCCGACCTGATGGCTCGCATCGAAGCGCCTCGGCTGCAACGACAGGATGAGGCTTTCGACTATGGTCGGTTGGCCACGGACATCGATGGCCTCTCTCGTGAGGCGGCAGGGCAGAGCTTCATCGACCAGTTGCGGCTGCGGAACATCCGCCGCCGGCCTGGCATGGACCTGCTGTCCGGTGGCCTGATGGCTGCTGGTGGAGCGATGGCCGGCGGCGGTGCTGGGGCTGCTGCGGCTCCGAATGCGATGGCCAGCTTCGGCAACAACACGGATGCGCTCTACGAGATGCCCGGTGCGCGACCGCGCTACGGGTACGGCATCCCCCGCGGCAGCGTCTTGGGGTACTGACATGGCGAACGGATACATGCGCGCAGGCGCGGCACTCGGCGATGCACTGTTCGGGAACGGCCGGGCAGCCTACAACGATCAGTTGGGGCTGGAGTACAAGCACGCTCTGGCGCTGGAGCAGGCCAGGCAGGCCCGGAACGCTCGCGTGATGGGCGACCAGAACGTGGCCTCCCGGCAGGGGCTGACGGCCGACCTCATCGGGCGCGCGCGTGCCGGCGACGTGGATGCTCTCAACCAGCTGACTGCGTACGGCCTCACCTCGAACGAAAAGGTCGATCTCGGCACCCTTGGCCAGTCGCAGGACTTCGCGATGCGCCAGGCTGTGTACGATCGCGCCACCCAAGGTGACGTGCTGGGTGCGGGTGCAGCGTCTCTGGGGCTGACCACCAAACCACTCGAGATGACCAAGATCGCCGGCGACGTGGCCTACAACCCGTACGCGCAGCCGGACCAGACCGTCAACGTTACGCCGCTGGGCGAAGCCACCATCGGCCAGCGCAGGGCATCGGCTGCATCAAGCTACGCGACGGCCGCGCGCACGCGGCAGGCGATGGGGTTGGACGCCGCCAAGTATGCAGATCAGAGGAGCGGCGGAACGCTCGGGGATCCCCCGCGCGCGTCAACCAAACCGCCGAGCGCTGCTGAGATGAAGGCACAGCAGGCCAACGCAACAAAGACGGCCCAGCTCGGCAACGTCAATCGTGGTCTCGCTCGAATCGAGTCGGCCCTGAGCAATCTGGGCGGTTCGTTCGTAGATACCGGGCCGATCGATCAGTACCTGGTCCGCAACACCGAGGCCGGGCAGGAACTGGACGCCGCAGTCGGCGCGATCCAGAACTCGATGCTGGCGTTGACCCGTGTTCCCGGCGTCGGCTCGCAGTCGGACCTCGAGGCACGCATCGCCGCGCTGCAGTATCCGTCTCTGGCGAACGCGCCTGGGGTGAATGCGAGGACGCTGAAGCAGCTGAAGGACTTCGTGCAGGAACTGCAGGGGATCAGCGCTGAGGCTTCCGGAACATTGGGAGATGCTCCTCCGGCAGCTGCTCCGCGTGGCCCAGGCCTGCCTGCGGCGGATGGCCCTGCGCCGGGCACCATTCGTAATGGCTACCGATTCCGTGGCGGCAACCCCGCCGACCGTAACGCGTGGGAGAGGATCTGATGGCCGGTCCGTTGCCGTGGGAGGAGTACCAGCAGCTGCAGGCCAAGCCAGCTCCACGCGCGGCACAGCCGGTGGAGGAGGTTGGGCCATGGACGGAGTACCAGGACATTCCGACGCTCGGGACCGTCCAAGCGCTGCCGCCCGACTTTTCCGAGGTCACGAGCAGCGTCGACAGCACCGCGGATGGCCGGCAGGCCGACGGCTGGAAGGCGGGTATCCCGCGTGACCTGGCCTTCGGTGCGCGCTCGGTGCTGCAAGGCATCGGCAGCCTGCTCGGCGCAGTGGGTGGCGACGCCCTCGGCGCGCTGGAGACCAAGATCACCGGCCGGCCGGTTGCCAGCTTCCGCGACAACGCCGCGGCGCTCGGCGATACGCTGGGCCTGCCCAAGGCGCAGACCAGCGGCGACCGGGTGCTGGGCGACATCGGCGAAGCGCTGACCGGTACCGGTCTGACGCTGGGCGCCGGCGGCGCGCTCGGCGCGAGCCGTGCC